CTCTAAATGCCTGTACAAGATCCTCTTGCCCTGCAATGTAAGCGACCATCCTCGCTTCTATCTGCGATGAGTCACAGGCTACAAGCACCTCTCCAAGTGGGGCGGTCAACGCCTCTCTGATAGCACCGTTGCGTGGTAGGTTCTGTAAGTTCAGCTTATCACCGCCACTAAACCTACCTGTATGTGCGCCATAGTAGTTGAGCATGATAGGTAATGCGCCTCGCTCGGCCACCTTCATCAAGTTCTCTGTGCGTGTCTCTTCGATTGTGGATTTAGTACCTAGCCTTGCCGCCACTAAGTTCTGGACTCTTGGGTCTGGATGTTCAAGTAGGGCTGTAAACTCTTTGTCTGTCTTGGCAAAAGCGTATGTCTCTTTACCTGTACGCAGACTGGTTTTCATTGGTGGTTCTACACCTACCGTAGACAACAGCTTAGAGAATATCTGGTTAGACATAAGGGCTTTCTTCACCTTGTCCTCACTCAATCCTTTCAGAGCCAAGTCGTCTATCAGTTTGCGCTTGTCTGCCTTCACCTTTTCCAAGTGACGCTCAAGCACATCAGTGTCGAGTTGGATTACAGGTTGCGTGTACATCCGTATCGTCTGGTCAATGACCATCAGCTCCGATACAGGAAACCCCTCTTTCAATTTTTGGAATAGTTGGTATGTCAGTTCAACATCGTTGACACAGTAGGACGCATACCTGTCAAGTTCTTCTGGTGTGAAGTCCTTCAAGTGACGGCCCAGATTGTTGAACACTTCATCACCCTTCTGCCCCAAGCCATAGTGTGCAGTCAGGTTCTTGAGCGACCCACCTACCGTGGCATTGTGTAGGGGTCTTGCCATAGACAGAGTATCTAACCAAAACCTAGGCTTGATACCGTAGTGCCATGACAAGATAGCCCCATCAAATGCGGCATTGTGAGCAAGTATCGCCTTGTCAGAATAGTCTAACGAGTTGAGAAACTTGCCCACATTGTCACCGCTATACCAGTCGGTAGGGAAATCGTTCACCTTGACGCATACACCAATCACCTCAAAGCGAGGGTCACGAACATAAGCCTCCGTTGTCATCTTCGACAATGAGTACTCACGGTCATAGTAGGTTTCAAAGTCAATGGTAACGATGTCCATGATTAGCTTTCCTTAACTACTTCGCTAGCTAAAGCTACATAACCACAAGTATCGACGTAGTTATCTGAGTTATCAGGACTGCTTTTTACCCTAGCAATCTTGAGCAACGCCATCATCATAGGTACATCATGAGCAGAAAACTCTACCCCTTTATAAGCAGACCACAGTTCAGCAGTAGTCTTTGCGTTATCTGCAAAGTCACCATGCTGTTCTTCACGCACTTCTTCTACCAAACTAGTAGCAACGTACAACGTCTTGCTACGAGTGCGCTTATGCGGATGCTCATTCTGAGTAACCTCGGCTTCAATAACTTCCTTTGGCGTACCTATCTTCTGCATCAGCTTATAGGTATACCCATACGAAACACCAGTAGCTTTGGATACTTCCTTTGGACTGGCGAGTTTATTCTTGAGAAGGTATGCCCACACCTTCTCTGCTTTAGTCTTTTTCTTACGAGCCATTCTCGTTCTCCTCAAAGTTACTCTCCTGTAAAGTATACAATGCCACGCCTTTACCGCAGTGTAAAGAGTATTCATTAGCTACACTTACTGCTTGAGCCGCATTAGCCCCCATAGCAAGTGCGCCCATTGCGTATTCTTTACCCTCACCGAAAGCCATTGGTGCTTGTAATCTCACAGGTGAGAAGGTTGCTTTACTTTCATGACCATGAAAGCCTTCATAGACACACAGCCCTTGTTCATCGACAACGATTAGCTGTGCCATAGATGGGGCTATATCCAAGTGCATTCGGTGTTCCCAATCATAACCTCCTGCAAACCAGTCTCTCAACTGGATGATATATCCCAACATACCAACGCCTGAGACTATACAAACTTTCTTAGTGTCAGGGTGGGTAATATACCAAGCCTTCTCTGCCTCCCATTTCATAGAGCCATCGTTAGCCTGTTGATCAGTGGCAAGCGACTTACCATCCCATACAATTACTGTCATTCTTTCTCCTTCCAATTAACATTAAAATGTAGCCATCCCCTGAAGGGATACCAAAGCATCACGTTGTTATAAAACTTACACTCTCGGTTCACACATTGCCGCACACTAATTGGCTTGATGTGTTTGAAAGGGCCTTTGCCCCAGTGGGTATGTCGGGTCATTACTCCGCACTCAAAACAACTTGGTGATGATGCTTTGGTAATCTTCAATTAGCCCTCCGCAAATACACCGAAACGTCTACGCAGTTCGATGCTCTGGTTGTTACACACATAATCAAGAGCCTTGAGTACATCTTTACCTTTTGGCTTGCTAGACATGTAGTATCCTGTACTTGTGGTCTGTGCTAGCCCCTTGAGCAACTCAGGTGGAAACTCGTTGTCACGAATAGAACTCTCAAGCAAGTCCATCCACTGCTTTGATTCCCACTGTGGTTGTTGCCAATGCCATTGGTTCTTCTCAGCCTGACGCTCAGCCCACATCTCATCAATGATGCCATCGAAAGCATGGACTCTGACACGAGCCTTGATACCACGTTTGAAGGTAGCCAATGCCCTGCGCCATTGCCTACGCTCCTCTGGCTTCTCGACTAGCTTTACATCTGCTTTGGGATTGAGACACTCACCGTTCACAATGTCGAACTGAATACCTTCAAAGTAATAGGCTTGTTCACGCATCGCAGGGTTGTAGTATCGGTAAGTAGAGTACCAGTGATTTTCGACTTTCGCGTCATCCTCAATCTCTAACTCTTTCATGCGCTTGAGTACAGGCTGAGTACCTGCGATACGATACAGCCCTTTACGGTGTCGCATAGTAGTGAAGGGTAGCCAACGGTGTAGGGCAGAGACTACTGTCTGTGCATAAGACTGCCACACCTCTGGCGGTGCGACAAACGTCAACGTGTTGTCAGGTGACAGTCGGCATAAGTCGTTCGTGCCATAGCCTGTAATCTTGAACAGGTAATCATCGCCATCACGGAACATACGAAGCCAACCTGTAATGGGCTTGCCCTTGTGTGGCGTACGCACCCTTGACCAGAGTGCATCCGCTTGTTGATAATTTAGAATGGTTCTATCCTGTGGTTCTAACCAACTCATTGCTTTTCCTCCTTGTTATATTCATCTTTGAAACTGCCAGACAAGGTAAAGTCCGTGTCATCTTTCAGCATTTCTTGTAGCTTGCTGACTGGCACAAGCCTTGCCTTCCACATGTAACTATCAATCGCTCTATCAAACGCAGTAGAGTAGTCATCAAGTTTATCAGCAACCTGCTTTTCCACATTGTCATAAAGCACATGCATCATCTGCTCCATGTCTACTGGTCTGCGATTGATTTGCTTGAGGTGTTCTGCAAGTGTGCTATCTACCTCTCGCATTTCGTCTTTATGCTTCTGCATTTGCTCGTGCATCACAGACATAAAGTGTCTAGTAGAGCGTTGCAGTTCATCGACTTGACGCTCCAACTTATTTATCCTTTCTAACTCGTTCATAGTTACCTCGTCAGTTTGTTTAGGGTTACAGCAGCAGTCATACTGTTAAGGTCAACGTCTAGCTCGACCTCAGCTTTCTTACGTTCGACTACCTTCTTGTGACGTTCCTTAGCTTCCTCTGGAACCAAGTCCCAAAGGGCAGGGAAAGCCTTGAGTGCAGGGGCAAGGGTAGAGTATGTCTCCATCAGCTTGTTGATACCCTCAAGAAACTTCTCTTGCTTAGCCTCTTGTTCGAATATCTTACGGACATACTCTTTGAACTCAGGGATTAGCCATGACCAACGGCTGTCATTGTAGTCAGCTTTGTTTGACCGCCACTCTGACTTGAAGCCTGTAGTCTCTGGATGAAAGTTGTGAGGCCACGGCATAGCCTTGCTGAACTCTAGCCGTACCTCATCACACTCATAAGCGTTGCGTTTGTATTCAGCAGTTTGGAATACATCTTCTGGTGCGTTGAAGAACCCTGCAAAGTTTATGCTCGACTCTTTCTTCATTGCGTAGTCAGGCAATGCGTTGAACTTTGCAATCACATCAGCAGGAAAGAAGGACTGATAAAGTTTATCAGCCCAGTGTGCAGGTACATCCGCCTTAGCCTTGTCGATGCTCTCCTTGAACATCGCTCTCGCATTGTTGCGAATGTTATCTTTAAGTTGATCAGAAAATCTTACAGTAGCCATGTCTTATACCTCCATCATTACTACTTCACCGAATGGTGCTTCATTGTCGTGTGTGGATACCCACAGCACAGGATATTCTGGTGCATCACCGAAGTCGTTACAGCACAGGTCAGTCAGAAATACACAAGCGACAGGGTTGATGTCGTTGTCTCTC